CCTCCGGGCCTCTTTTTGCGTCTCAATGCGCCTTATTCGACCGTCTGCCCGATTGCTTCGAGCGACTCTTTGATCTGGGTGAGGTTTTCCTTCGTCGCCTCGTCCTCTGCCTTTTCTGCTCCGCGGTACACATACTTCACGGCCTGCTCCATATCCATGCCGAGATTGTAATAATTACGGGCCCCTTCGTCGCCGTCGTATGCGTACTCCAGCCAGAAGCCGTAGAACATGGCCCGCTCCATTGTCTCATTATCGCCGTAATAATCAGGGTAATGCTCTACAATGAACGCCACGGCCTCGTCCCTCATTTCCTCCGTGACGTCCCCTGCCACG